ACTCCAGTTCATAGCCCAGATGCAATTCCAATTGGCATAGTTGGAAGATCTATTGAGGGAAAGAATTTTAAAAACAGCACAAACCTACCAAAGAGCAAAACTCTTTTTAATATACATAGGGCTAAAAAAATAGGAGAGCAAGTAATAGTTTGCGAGTCCAACTTTGATGCAATAAGAATTCATCAGGCTGGTTTCCCAAATGTAGTTGCAACGCTAGGAGGATTTCTTTCTAATGAACAGCAATCTCTATTAAATAGACATTTTAATAAGATAATCATAATGACAGATGCAGATGAGGCTGGCAGAGAATTGGGTAAATCTATTTCTGGTAAACTCAGGAATAAAGATATATCATGGGCAGTATACGGCTATAAAGAGATTTATCCAAATAAAGCAAAAGACGCTGGAGATTTAACAGAAGAAGAAATAAAGAAATGTATAAAAAATTCAGTATCAGATATTGAATATCGTTCTTGGATATGATATACTAAACAGACAGATGGATTTATACCATCAACTATAATAGAAGAGGATACAAATGGGTATTGTAAAAGGATTAAAGGGACTAAATCAAGTCATGGATAAGCCTTCGTACAGCGAAAATGATGGAACAAAGGCACGTTGGGCAAAGCTAGAAGATGCAGAAAGCGTAAAGGTTAGATTCCTGCAAGAGCTTGATCCAGACTCACCTACATATGACGAGTCAAAGGGACTAGGCTTTATTGCAGTAGAGCATACCAACCCTAAAGATTATAAGCGCAAGGCACTATGTTCTATGGAAGATCAAGGCAAGTGCTACGGTTGCGAGCAACACCGTAAAGATTATAAGGCGGGATGGAAGGGTCGTTCAAGACTTTACATGAACGTACTTATTGATGATGGCAAAGAAGAGCCATACGTAGCAATTCTTTCTCAAGGTTCAAGCGGAAAGACTATTACTCCAACACTAATTGAGTATGCAGGCGAAATGGGATCGATTACAAATCTCATGTGGCGTATTAAGCGTACTGGAACAAAGACAGACACAAGCTATACAATCATCCCTTTAGCTAAGGATGAAACTCCGTTCGACTCATCAGCACTTGAGTTGTACGATCTAGAGACTACAGCCATTCGTGACTTGCCATACACTGAGCAAGAAGCGTTCTTTAATGGTGACGGTGGAAGCCACGAAGCATCTGCTCCTTCAGATTCAGACAGCAACTTAGTCTGGTAATTTTATACTGTCAGGGGCAGTCTATTGACTGCCCCTGCATTATTTAGTAAAATAACATAATGATCTCATACGAAATACCAGACCCATTTGATACATTTGTAGCAAACAAGTATAAGGATTATGTGGGAGCGGTATATGATTTTTTTGCAAAAGAATGGCATATGAAATGCGGGTGCTGCAAAGAAGATTTATATGCACCAAACAAAAAGACAATGATAAAGATTAGACTTTATCATACAAGAAACGAATGCCTGGGCGGATATTAATGAGTTTTGTACACTTACACGTTCATTCATACTATTCATTAATGGATGGACTAAATTCACCTAAAGAATTATGTCAAGCAGCGTTAGATGCTGGGCAAACTGCGATTGCAATTACAGACCATGGTACTCTCTCTTCACACAGAGATATGCAAATTGCCGCAAAGGAAACAGGCATTAAGCCAATTCTTGGTGTTGAGGCGTACATTTCTCCAACCGATAGGTTTGATAGATCATCTAAAACAGATAAGTCTATTCAGGCCTACAACCATATTATTTTGCTAGCGAAAAATAAAAAGGGGTTGGAGAATATTAATATCCTTCAGGAACTTGCATGGAACGAAGGCTTCTATCATAAGCCACGTATTGACAGGGAGATTTTAAATGAATACAAAGAAGGCATTATTGTCCTTTCTGGATGCCTTAATGGGCTTATCTCTAAAGCTATTGAAAAAGAAGAGTTCGGGGAAGCCAAACTTTTATTACAAGGTTTTAAGAAAACTTTTGACGAAGACTTTTATGTTGAGGTACAATCTCACAATCCGCCAGAAATAAATGCAAAGCTGCTTGAGCTTGCAGATGAATTAAATATTAAAGCGGTAGCAACAGGAGATGCTCACTTTGCTAAAGAAGAAGATAGAATACTAGAAGAAGCCCTGTTAATTCTTTCAACATCGCCAAAGATAGATAAAGAATCAGACTTTGAAATGTCTAGAAACATAAAAGATATGATGGAAAGATTTAATTATCTTTATCCAGATCGTAGAATTTCTTTTCAAGACTATAATTTATTTATCCAATCACGTTCAGAAATCGAAGCTGACTTTAACACTGCTGGAATTACTCGCACAGACATTTATGAAAATACAGTTGAGATTGCGGATAAGGTTCAAGAGTATGATTTTTATCAAGGCCTCGACCTTCTTCCAGTTCCAAAAACTGATGCTGATGAAAAACTTCGTGACATGTCCTACCAAGGTCTAAAGTCTCTGGGGTTATCAGACAATCAGGTATACGTTGATAGAGTTGAAGAAGAGCTTTCTGTAATTGCATCTAAGAATTTTGCATCATACTTCTTAGTTATTGCAGATATGATTAATTGGGCAAAGACAAATGATATCCGTGTAGGTCCTGGACGTGGATCGGCTGCAGGCTCACTGGTATGCTACTCTCTTGGAATCACAGACGTAGATCCAATTAAATATGATTTATTGTTCTTTAGATTTATTAATCCAGAGCGTAACGATTTCCCCGATATCGATACAGACTTTGAAGATCGTCGTCGTAAAGAGGTAAAGGATTACCTTAAGAAAAAGTTTAAGCACGTTGCATCTATTTCTACTTATACTTATTTTAAAGATAAGGGTGTAATTAGAGATGCTGCAAGAATCTTTATGGTTCCACTGCAGGAAGTAAATCGTGCAATGAAGTCTATTGATACATTTGAAGATTTTATTTCGTCTCCAAATACAAAAGAGTTTAGAGCCAAGTACCCAGAGGTTGTGTGGTTGGCAGATAGACTTCGTGGAAGAATTCGCTCAGTAGGTGTTCATGCTGCAGGTGTAGTTGTTGCAAAAGATGATTTAAGAAAGTTTGCACCAGTTGAATCTCGTGAAGACTCTCAAGATAAAGTATCAGGAAGAATTCCAGTCGTCGCATACGATATGGATACTGTTGCGGACATTGGACTGATTAAGCTAGATGCTTTGGGCCTTAAAACTCTTTCTGTTATTTCAGATACGATTAAGTCTATTAAATCTAGAACAGGGAAGGATATAGTTCTTTCAGATATTCCTCTAGATGATGCAGCGGTCTACAAGATGCTCAGTGAAGGATATACAAAGGGAGTTTTCCAGGCAGAAGCAACTCCTTATACAAACCTTCTAATAAAGATGGGTACGGATAAATTTGAAGATCTAGTTGCCTCCAATGCACTTGTTCGTCCAGGGGCTATGAACACAGTTGGAGCGGCATATATTAATAGAAAGCATGGCAACGAGGCTGTTGATTATATGCATACTATAATGAAGCCATTTACTGAGAATACATATGGTGTTATCATTTATCAAGAGCAAGTTATGCAGGCATGCGTACACTTGGGTGGTATGACTTGGGCAGAGGCTGATAAGGTCCGCAAGATTATTGGAAAGAAAAAGGATGCAAAAGAATTTGACCAGTTCAAAGATAAGTTTGTTACTGGGGCTTCAGAGCATATTAGTAAGAAAAAGGCAGAAGCACTATGGCATGATTTTGAAGCGCATGCTGGTTATTCTTTCAACCGTTCCCATGCTGTTGCTTACTCTATGCTTAGTTATTATACTGCTTGGCTTAAGTCCTATTATCCTCTTGAGTTTATGTTTTCAATTCTTAAAAACGAAAACGATAAAGATGCTAGAACAGAATACTTAATTGAGTCTAAAAGACTAGGACTAAAGGTATTGCTTCCTCACATTAATGAGTCAGACTTATATTTCTCATTGCAGAAAGATGCTATTCGTTTTGGGCTAACCGACATTAAATTTATATCAGACAATATCGCAAATAAAATTATTGATCATAGGCCATACAAAGACTACCACCATTTTGTATCTACTGCTTCTTCTAAGGGAAGCGGAATAAATAGTAGAGCGATAAGCTCTTTGAATGCAATTGGTGCAGCGGCATTTAAAGATAACCTTAGAGATGGAAACGAAAAAGATAATTACTATGAATATCTAGGTATACCTACATTTAACCTAGAAGGCATTCCTCCTAGAGTTAAGGCACAAGCAAGACCTATTGAGGAGTTTGACGACCTAGGATCCTTTGTTATGTTTGGAATGGTTAAAGGAATTAAGCGTGGTTCTGGATGGGCCAGAGTTGAGCTTGTTGATGAAACAGGTTCTATTGGATTATTCCATAATGAGCAGACCCAAATTGAAGTAGGGCAAATGTATTTTATTCTGGTTGGAGATAATAGAATTGCTAGATACATTAAGGTATCAGAAATCGATCCGTCTTCAAATGATATGTTTGTTGACTATCTTTATAGAAAAGAATATGATTTAGCAGAAGATGAATACATTGTTGTTAACTTTACCCCATATACAACAAAAGCTGGAAAGACAATGAGCCACATAGTTTTGTCTGATAAAAACAAAGTTCTTACTAGAGCGATTGCTTTTCCGACAATGTATAAGATGACCCTCGCTAAAATGCGTGAAGGAATGAAATGTAAAGTTGTTCTGTCAAAATTAGATGATGGAACTTTAAACGTAAAGGAAATAAAATGACAGAAGCCAAGATTGAAGATGTTTATGCTCAGCTAAACATTGCAAGGATACTTGTCGCAGCACTTGAAACGCTAGGAGAAATTTCAGTTCCAGTAATGAAAATTGTTGACGCACAAAATGAAGATAAAGAAGTGCAGGTAGATTATGATGAGTCTAATCAAACATTTACATTTAAATTAAAAATAAAAGACTAATAGGGTTCCAAAACCTTTATTTTAATGCTATACTAGTAGAGAGAAGAAAGATTATAAATGACTATTTCATTAGAAGACATAATGGCAAAGCTAGATCCAAAAACCCGTGCAAGAGTTCAGTCAGCACAAAATGTTCAGGTTCATAAACAACTAACACCTAGCATAGGATTAAATGTAGCTCTTAAGGGTGGCTTAGGTTATGGAAGGCAAGTACTTGTTTGGGGCAATAAGTCTGCTGGAAAATCATCTTTCTGTTTACAGATGATAGCGTTAGCCCAACAAGAAGGAAAAACATGTGCTTGGATTGATGCTGAGGCATCTTATGATCAAAAATGGGCAGAGCAGCTTGGAGTAGATTCATCTTCTCTTATTTACTCTCAGGCTAAAACAGTTAATGATATGGTTGATGTTGGCGTAAAGTTAATGGAGGCTGGAGTAGATGTAATTGTTGTTGATTCCATATCTGCACTACTTCCAGGAATTTACTTTGAAAAAGATGGAAATGAAATGAAAGATTTGCAAGACACAAAGCAAATCGGAGCAGAAGCAAAGGATATGACTCATGCAGTCAAAATGTTAAACTATGCAAATAAAAACACACTACTGGTTCTCATCTCACAGCAAAGAAATCAATTTGGATCTATGCATGCCTCCCACATTCCGACAGGAGGAATGGCAGTTAAGTTCTTTTCTTCCACAGTCATTAAGCTATGGTCTTCGGAAGCTGAAGCTAATGCTATTAAAGCTGGTGTTGCGGTTGGTGACAAGATCATTGAACAAAGAGTTGGCAGGCCAGTCAATTGGATTATTGATTACAACAAGCTCGGCCCCCCTAATCTTTCGGGACAATACGACTTCTATTACCAAGGAGAATCTTTAGGGGTTGATCGTATTGGTGAGACATTAGATGTTGCAGAGATGTACGGATTAATTGAAAAAGGCGGAGCCTGGTATACCATTAACGGTGAACGTTTTCAAGGTAGAGCAAAGGCTGTAGCTTACCTAAGAGAAAATCCAGAGGTTGCTGGAACTTTAATTGGACAAATAAATGCCAAATCTTAATGAGTTTTTTTCTAGACCAGAGATTGTTAATAAAAAAAGCTTAGAGTCAATACATGGATCCAAGCCTTGCTTTAAATGTGAAAAAAATGCTGAAGAAGCTTTTTGGGACGCAGAAACAATGATCCTTGCTTGGGAATGCCCAGACGGACACTCAAATGAAGTAAGGGTTGGATAATGTCTGAAAGATCAGAAGTTAAAAGAGACGGTGCTAAAGCGCAAAAAAATTCTGGTAGAGGTGACTACCAGAAAGGTGATGCACAATGGAAACAGTTTTTAGTTGATTACAAGGAGGCATCCAGATCATTTACTTTAAATAAAGAAGTGTGGTCGAAGATATGCACCGACACATTTAAGGTAAACAGAGATATGCACCCAGCACTAAAAATAATAATTGGTCAAGACTCCAAGGTCAGACTTGGTATAATAGAATGGTCAGTGTTAGAAGAATTAATTAGGTTCAAAGAGGACAATGCATGAAAAAATACGAAGTTATTCCACAGGTATACGTTTTTAAAGATTTGTTTTCAGACGAAGATCTTTCTAAATTGATGCAGGCGATAGAAAACACAAAAAATGTCGTAGATAATGATAACAAGATTACCCCTATTGAGTCTATGCTCTACAATGTTCATGGAGATGCAACCAATGTTTTAGATCCAGAAAGCCCAATAGATCCATGGGTTACATGGTATACGTTTGGTGAAAAGTCCTCGTTTGCAAACAAACCCACCCCAGACAATATAAATAACGAATACAATAAATTTCTTTATGAATTCAAAGAGAAGCTATTTTCTAAGATAGAAGAATGCTTTGAAGAGTATAAAAAAGACTGGATCGGCTCAGGTTCATGGCCAGTATACGTTGATGATTGGTCACTAGGTGGACGACTTAACTACGGGAAAATTGAAATATTACAGCATTACTACACTCCAGAACAAAAGTTTTCAATAACATTTCATACCGATTCCCATGAGCATAGGGAACAGGAGCCAGGAGATAAGCACGTTGCTACTGTGACTTTTTATGTTAATGATGACTACGAAGGCGGAGAGATAGAGTTTTTAAATGAAAATGATAAAAGCTTGGTAACATACAAGCCTAAAAAAGGAGACCTAACTATTTTTCCATCTGGATTGCCATTTTGGCATTCTGCAAAATCTGTAATATCTGGTAAAAGAAAACTTTTTCTCAGGCTTTTTATTTTATGGTCACACGACGGTTCTAATGAGTGGAAGCAAGGACTTGAAATATATGGCGAAGAAAAATGGAAAGAAATGAGCAGAGAAAAAATACAGGATCAGATATCTAATGGAGAAATGGATAGGCAAGTTTTATATAGCCATGAGATACCACAAGATTTAAGTTATGGAATTTCTATTATTGTAGAAGAAGACAAAAGGACATACGTTGACGGGAGAGAAATGTGAACAAGCCAGAAGATAAAAATACGTTGCATCTTATAAGTGATATAACTGAGTTTAACGACCTGCATGATTTTATGCAAGATGAGCACTTAGATAAAGCACTTGCAATAGTAGTAAAGTTATTGATGAATCCAGATGTTCCATCTGCAAAAGCCCCACATTTAATTATGGAGCTACAGGCTATGTCAACTAAATTTGCCGTACTTGCTTCCGTATATTCAACTATTGCTAAAGATAAAGCTGGGACAGCTAATAATAACAAAAAGAATATTTACTATTCAGTAAAGGAGTCCATAGACAAACTTGTAGATGCACTTAAGTATGTCGTTAGGTATAATTCATAAATGGCTAGAGATATTGTAAAGAACCTTAAATTTAAAAAACATATTGGAAACTTCTTTGACCCAGAAAAGTTTGCACAACTTCTAGATGAATCTTATAGAAATACTAAAAGGCCAGATGGTGATACCACTAAAAAGTCATTTAGCCCAAGCTCTCTTGGCTACGGCCATGGAACCTGCCCAAGGTATTGGTATATGGCATTTACTGGTGCAGTTTTTATCGACGATAATGATGCAGTTGCCGTTGCCAATATGGCTCAGGGTACACAGGCTCATGAAAGATTACAAAATCTTATTAAGACTATGCCTGAGTGGAGGGCGGAAGAAGAAGAAATTGTTAATGAATACCCACCCATTCGTGGCTTTATAGATTTAATTATGGAATATGACGGCGAGATGGTCATTGGGGAAATTAAAACTGCTAAGCAAGAGGTGTGGGATACAAGGCAAGCAGAAATGAAGTCTTCTCCAAACCACATGCTGCAGCTACTTACATACATGAAGCTTAAAAATGCTAAAGAAGGATTCTTCCTGTATGAAAACAAAAATACCCAAGAGGTTTTAATTATTCCAATTTCTATGAATGAAAAAAATAAAGCCATAATAGAAGATGCTTTTAGGTGGATGGAAAAGGTTTGGGACAACTTCAAAGAAGGAGGCCTACCAGTTAGACCAGAAGGCGCAACAAAATATAAACTGCCATGCACTTACTGCCCAGTCAAAAAAGAATGTTGGTCTAAAGGCTCTGATCCTGGAACAGTAGAGATCGAGCTAATGAAGGTTTCAAAATAATGATATGTTTAAATTCAGAATGTAAAAAAGATTTTGTGTCTAAAACGCATAATCAAAAATACTGCTCAGATGAATGCTGTAGAGTTTCAACAAATAAGCGAATAATGGAAAAGTACTACGAAAAAAAAGCAATAAAAAATGGAGCTCCTAGAAAATGCAAAGGGTGCAGCAGTTTTTTAAGTAGGTATAATGATCAGCCATACTGCGCTAAATGCATAAAGTCTAAAAGCTCAAAGTTTAAAAAAGATCTTATGGGTATAATAGATGACATTGGCTAGTCTTGTAAAGACAAAGGCAAGCAGAGTTCTTGGCATAGATGCCTCTACAAACTCTGTAGCATTTTGTTTAATGGAAAATGATATTCCACTTAAGTGGGGTAAGTTTAATATTGTTGGAAACGACATTTACCAAAAGATATATGACGCTAAAGTGAAGACTTCAGCCATGCTAGACGAGCTTAAAGCAGACTATATAGTGGTAGAAGGTGCAGTACTTGTTAGATCAGCAGATGCTGTAATTAAGCTTTCATATGTTTATGGTGTAGTTATTGCAGAGCTAATGTCTACTGGCGCTGAAGTTATAACAATATCTCCAAGTGCTTGGCAGTCTTATATAGGCAATAAAAATCCCACTAAAGAAGAAAAGGCGGGGATAAGAATAAAAAACCCAGGCTACGCAGACTCTTGGTATAAAAATCAGCTGAGGAATATGAGAAAGCAAAGAACAGCAGACTATTTTAATAAAAAATATTCAATTTCTCTAGATGATTTTGATGTTGCAGATGCATTTGGGATTGCACATTATTCAAATCAGGTACTAACAAAGAGATGAAGTTATATCAAAATAAAGACTGGCTATACAATAGATATGTTGTACAGAAAAAAACAATAGTAGAAATAGCCACAGAGTGCTCTGTGTCGCACATGACTATACAGAGATATATAGATAAGTTTAAGCTAAAGATCAGACGCTGATTGACTTTTTAGTTGACTAGAAGTATAATTATTTTATGAGCGAAATAGAGCCAGCAGTACAATTCGACAAAATGAATAGAGTAGTTTCTGAGCTATTAAAAGGTAATTCTGCTACTCAAATATCATCTATCACTGGGCTTACCCGTAAAGAAGTTCTTGAGCATATCGATGAGTGGAAGTCTATTGTCCATAATGATACAAATGTCAGGGACAGGGCCAAAGAAGCTTTGCTTGGAGCAGATCAGCATTATGACATGTTAATCAAAGAAGCATGGAAAACGGTTGAGGATGCAGATACACAAGGGCAACTAAACGTTAAGTCTGGAACCCTTAAGCTTATTGCAGACATAGAGACAAAAAGAATTGCTATGCTTCAGTCAATCGGGGTTCTTGAAAATAATGAAATGGCATCTCAGATACTGGAAACAGAAAGAAAGCAGGAGATGCTTGTTGGCATACTCAAAGAAGTTACTTCAAGCTGCAACCACTGTAAAATAGAAGTAGCAAAAAGACTTTCTCAAATAACTGGAGTGGTCCAGTCTATTAACATAATTGAAGAGTCAGATGCCATTTGATTTTTCAGATTTTATAGAAATACTAGACGGAGAAGAATTTGAAGAGCGTCCAGTAGATCTTCAAACATTTGTTACAAGCCCAGACTACCTTGGTTTACCACCACTTTCAGAAAATCAATATACTTTAATAGCAAGAAGCTCTCAGATATATAAAGAATCTACATTGATTAAGCTGTATGGCGAAGATGTTGGCAAAAAAATGTTTAAACAAACTTGCGTAGAGGTAATTGCACAGCTCGGCAAAGGGTCTGGAAAAGATTATTCTTCAACAATAGCAGTAGCCTATATAGTTTACCTCTTACTATGCTTAAAAGACCCAGCAGCATATTATGGAAAGCCTCCAAGAGATGCAATAGATATACTAAATATTGCTATTAATGCCCAACAAGCCAACAATGTTTTCTTTAAAGGATTTAAAATGCGTATCGAGGTTTCGCCTTGGTTTGCTGGAAAATATACAGACAAAGCTTCTGAAATAAAATTTGATAAATCAATAACAGTTCATTCTGGACACTCAGAAAGAGAAGCCTGGGAAGGCTATAACGTTTTAGTTGTGATACTAGATGAAATTTCTGGATTTGCAACAGAGAACACAAGTGGTCACGACCAAGCTAAAACAGCAGACGCTATATATGATATGTATCGTGCTTCAGTAGACTCACGTTTCCCAGACTTCGGAAAGGTTATCCTGCTTTCATTCCCAAGATTTAAAAACGATCCAATACAAAAGTTTTATCAATCAGTTATTGCAGAAAAAGAAACAATTATTAGAACAGAGATACTAAAGCTAGACCAAGATCTTCCAGCAGGTACAGTCGGGAACGAGTTTGAAGTATCTTGGGAAGAAGACCATATTATTTCTTATGTTTACCCAAGAGTGTTTGCTTTAAAAAGGCCTACTTGGGAAGTAAACCCTACAAAAAAGATAACAGATTTTACTGTCGCTTTTCACAAAAATCCACAAGATGCACTAGGAAGATTTGCATGTATGCCAACTGACGCAGTTGATGCATTTTTTAAATCAAGAGACAAGATAGAAAAGGCGTTTAATAAAGCTCACCTAGCAGTAGACTCTTTTGGAAGACTAGAGGAGTGGTTTAAGCCAGAAGAAGGAAAAGATTATTTTATACATGTAGACTTAGCTCAAAAGCATGACCATTGTGCGGTTGCCATGGGCCACGTAAATAAATGGGTTGATATAAAAGTAACAGATACATATAATCAGCCAGCACCTATTGTAGAAATAGATGCTGTTAGATTTTGGACCCCCACGCCAGATAAGTCCGTAGATTTTACAGAGGTAAAAGACTATATACTTTCTTTAAAGACTAGAGGATTTAACATAAAAGTCTGCACGTTTGACCGATGGAACTCTCATGATATGATGCAGCAGTTAAAAACATATGGTATTAATACAGAAATTCTTTCGGTGGCAAAAAAGCACTACGACGATATGGCCATGGTTGTGCTAGAAGAAAGGCTCTCTGGACCGCATATACCATTATTAATTGATGAATTGCTTCAGCTAAGAATTATGAGGGACAAGGTTGACCACCCAAGAAAAGGCTCTAAAGACTTAGCCGATGCTGTATGTGGAGCTGTATACAACTCTATAAGCAGAAGCAGAATAAAAAGAGACGAAGAAATAAAAATACACGACTATGAATCAATGAGCTATGATAACGATTTTGCAAACGGAAACGATGGCGAAATAGAGTATGTTCAGAATATGATTCGTGCGCCGAGAATGCCTGAAAGTTTAGCTAGATCTATAGAAAGCATGGAGATAATATGAGCGAATATCAAGAAAGAGCAAAGGAGTGCAAATGCTGTACCAAGCATGTGCCTCTTCCAACCACATTAAAAGAGTACAATAAAGTCATATTGTGCCCAACAACGTATCATAATGTTATTGAGTATAAAAGAATATGGGAGTCTTATGGCTCTAAGCCAGCTGGTAACATAAGAAAACATTTTTCTGAATACGTACAGGGTATCGTAGAAAACTCTATTGACACCCAGCAGTAATATAGTACAATTAAGCTTAGGTGCCAATAGCTTAGTTGGTTAAAGCCCCGAACTCATAATTCGGTAATCGTAGGTTCAAGTCCTACTTGGCACACTATATTTTAAAGGAGGCAAAAATGAAAAAAGTAGTAATAGGAGATTCTCATACATCTAAGCTGAGCTATAATCTCCCAGACATGCATATTAAAAATAATCAAATGCATGATCACATATTATCTAAAACATTTTTGGTTCAATATTTAACTAATGAAGATGGCGGTCAGCAAAAAATACATGACGAGCTTACATATTATATAGAAAATGATATCAATATTACCTTCTCAAGCCATCCAGGAAGATCGGCGTATAACTTTAACTATGAAAAACATAAATACCTTAAAGACTTTAATAATTCTGAGTCTTTAGTTATGCCGTGGCTAGGCTACATAGATGTAAAAAATTATTTACCTCAATCAGATAAATACAAGGGCGCAGACGAAGTTGCAGAACATTATGTTAATAGCACTATCAAAAAGTTTGACAATGCCAATATAGTTTTTATAGAGCCTATACCGCAGTTTATAACTATAGTCACTGCTAACTGGGGCAATTTTGCTGATGACCCAGCCATAGAATTTGAGGAAAGACATGAGCAGCATTTGCTGTTTGTAGACGCATTACAAAAGTACTCCAGAAAGAATAACCTGCCAGATCCTATAAATATTCGTGAGGTGCTTGGATGCGATATGATTGATAGCACTATGCAGTACAAAAAGCCACTAAATCTTTTATTAAATGATCATTTGGTAGTTGATAAATATAGGCCAATATTAAAATTTATTTTAGACTATAATGTTTAAAGCAATGCCCTTGTAGCTCAGGGGATAGAGCAGCAGGTTTCTACCCTGCGTGTCGGAGGTTCGATTCCTTCCAGGGGTACTAAAAATGCAATATAAAAGGAGAACAAAATTGGATATTAAAAATGAGAGCAGGGGAACAGTAATAGTTGCTGGTGCTAGCTATGGTTCTGGTAGACAAACATCACTAAGGTTTGCCGAAGAAGGATTTACAGTAATTGCATTAGCAAGAACTGAATCTGCATTAAAAAATCTATCAGACAGCCATGAAAATATAACCGCATACAGCATAGACTTATCTAATAAAGAAGAGATATCTAAGTTTGGAGATTATATTTCTGATATGGATGTTTCCATATTAGTTAATGTAGCTGGCGGAGGAATAGACTATGTACCAGTAGAATACTCAAAAGAAGATCACCTACAGCAGTGCTTTGACATAAATGTTTTTTATGTTTTTAACATGTCAAAGGTATTGATACCAATATTCAAAAAAAATAAAAGGGGACATATAATAAACATAACCTCTACTGCTGCAGATAATATTTTCCCAGGAAGTAACTCGTACTCTGCTGCAAAAAAAGCAAACTCTGTAATAACAGAGTCATTAAGATTTGAGCTTCACCAAGACAACATACGTGTAACAGAAATAGCCCCAGGCACCATAAATGGTAGGCAGCCCAGAGAAGTTGCTTTGTCTAGTTCAGATGTAGCTGAAGCAATATTTTGGGTGTCTCAGCTACCAGAAACAGTTAATATAAATAAAATAAGTATGGCCCATACAAAGAGTATAGATAGGCCATGGTAAAGGAGAAACATGTTTGAATATTACGTAAAAAAGGTGAGTAAAATTGTTGACGGAGATACTATTGATGTAGATATAGATCTTGGTTTTGATATTTCATTCAGCTCCAGAGTTCGTTTGGCTGGCATCGATACGCCAGAAAGCAGAACATCAGATAAACTAGAAAAGTCATTAGGGCTTGAGTCTAAGGCATATTTAAAAAGTGCAATTGAGGCAGCAAAGACTGTTGTAATCAAAACAGAAAAGATGGACTCTTCAGAAAAATATGGTCGAATTTTAGGTTGGGTATTCCTTGATGGATCTGATATATCTATTAATCAGAAAATGATAGATGATGGGTATGCATGGGGATATATGGGGGAAACAAAGATTAAAGACTTTAGCGCCCTAGCAAAACAAAGGGCTAAATCAAAAAAATAGTTGCACAACTATCCCAGCAAATGGTATAATTATTTAGTCGCCTGCCAAATGGGGGAGACTAAATTACTTGCTTAAAAAGGAGAATAAAATGGTAACACAATTTGCTATGGATCTATTCAAGGATCCATTTTTTATTGGCTTCAACAGAGAGTTGGAGCGTTTCAATAGTCTTAGTAAGGTAAATAATACTGCATTCCCGCCGTATGATTTGCTAAAGCTAGACGAAGACAACTATCAGTTAACGCTGGCAGTTGCTGGATTCACCAGAGAAGATCTAACTGTATCAATAGAGGACGGAAGTCTTTGGATTACAGGTGAGATTACAGAAGTAACAGATGCAGAAGTTGTACATAAGGGAATTGCTGCACGTAAGTTCACAAGAATCTTTGAACTAAGTGAATACATGGAAGTTTCTAGTGTAGAACTAAAAGACGGAATGTTAAATATCCGTGTTGTTAGAAATCTGCCAAAAGAAAAACAACCAAAAATTCTAAAAATTAAATAAAAGTGAGACCTGGGTACGTCCAAAAACTGCCCTCTAACAGAGAGATTAATATGATTATTCAAATTATTGGGCTACCAGGTTCTGGAAAGACGGAATTAGCAAAAGCATTAAAGGAAAGAATTAACGCCATTCATCTTAACGCAGATGAAGTACGTGCAACAGTAAATTCTGATTTAAGCTTTACCCCAGAAGATAGAATTGAGCAGGCAAGGCGAATGGGAGAAATGGCTCGCCTAATTGCTAAACAGGGAGTTGCACCAGTAATTGTAGATTTTGTATGCCCAACTGCAATAACTCGTGCAGCATTTGGGAAGCCAGACATTCTTGTTTACATGAACACTATAACAGAAGGCAGATTTGAAGACACAAACAAAATGTTTGAGGCCCCAGATAAATACGACATCGGTTTCCCAAGCCATCTGTTCGACCCTAATCAAAAAGCTTCTACAATAATCGACCAGTTTAATTTACACGATTGGTCTGCACCTACAACGCTAATGCTTGGAAGATATCAGCCTTGGCACGAAGGGCACCACGCTCTTTATAAAGAAGCGGGCAAAAGAACAGAACAAGTATTATTAGGAGTTCGTAATACATATAACACAAGCGAGAAAGACCCGCTCACTTTTGATCAGGTAAAGGGTTACATTGCTAAAGACGAATTTATGGATGGTGCATTAGTACTAAGATTGCCTAACATTACCAACATTGTTTATGGTCGTGATGTAGGATATAAGATTGAGCAAGTAGACTTGGGGGCAGACATTCATGCTATTTCAGCTACTGAAAAACGCAAGCAAATGGGTATTTAATTACTTAGAGGAGTCTGGTCGTTTAATGAACGAAGCAGAAGAGCGAATAATGTTTAGGGATAAAAATGAGCGTAAAGAAAAGTAGGTCACTTGCTAAGTCTTTAACATGGAGGGTTGTTGCCCTAGTAACGACATTTATAACTCTGTACGCATTAAGCAAGGATTTTAGTATGGCAACTTTAGCAACCATTATAACTAATGGAGTTAATTTTGTTGCTTATTATTACCACGAAAGAATCTGGAACTCCGTATCTTGGGGCAAAGAATGACAGTAACAAAAGCCAGATCGTTTGCTAAAGCATTAAGTTATCGCATATGGGGCACACTTTCCTCTGTTGCTGTTGCTTATGTAATTACAAAGAATGCCTCTCTATCTGTTACAATTGCATTTTGGGAAACGGTAGTTAAAATATTTATTTACTACGCACATGAGCGTGGCTGGAACTATATACAATGGGGGAGAAAATAATGCCAGTATATGAATACAAGTGTTCTTACGATGATGCACATGCAATACTTTCAGTAACCCGTTCAATTTCAGAAGATGATCCAGGGTACACATGCGCTGAATGTGAGTCTATAATGACAAGACACTTCAGCTCTTTTGGCATACAATTTAAGGGAAACGGGTTTTATAAAACCGACAATCCTAAATAGTTAAAGTGGTATAATTACTATGTAACAAAATTTGTTATGTAGGAGTTATAATTGACTAGGACTAAAGCATGGAGATTATCATTAGCCACCATTTTAATGTTTGGATGGGTATTTCTTACTCCTGCCCATGGAGATGATCCACTTAGCCTCGCCGCTCAAGAAATAGAAGAGCTTAATAATAAAGTATCTAATTTAGTTTATCAAGATGATTTTATAGATCTTATAGACATAGCAGAAAATAAATTTACATATGCGACAAATGCTATGGAGCTTAAAGACGATGCATATGATGCCTACGATGATGCAGTAGATGCAGAGGCTACAGCGCTGGAGTCTAAAAACCTTGCTCAGTCAAATGTAGATGGCCAAACAGCCACGGTAGCACTGGCTCTTGAGCATAAAGATAATTCCCTTGAAGAAAGAAACGATGCTCAAGATGCACTTAGCATAGCTAATATTAATGTCCAAATAACTCAATCAAATATTCAAAGCTCTGGTGGCCCTGGTCTTGCCTATACAGTTTATAACTTATTAAGAAATGGAAACGTAGCAATTCCAGGATCTGTAATATGTACTGGAACATGGAACTCAAGTTCTATGCAACTTCCAGTCTGTGGTAGATATGAAAATATTATAGTTAAATTTACTGGACAGATAACAGTCCCTTCGTGGTTTACGCAAACCTACTTTGCGGGATATACAGATGATGGTTTTAGAATGTATGTTGATGGACAACTTGCTGTTGATAACTGGGTAGAGCAAGGCGCTACATGGAGCGACTATTCTCCAGTATACGATGTCAGTGAAGATAAGACTTTAGGTGTAGAGATATGGTGGTACAACGGAGGAGGCCCAGGATCCTACCATCTTGGATGGGCTATTCCTGGAGGATGGACTGGAGCAGGTTGTGACTATGCTGGAAATCCAAGAGTATGGGGACAAAACTTTAGTTGTAATCTAAATACATTTTCTTCTGGATCAGGACCAACTCAAGCACAGTTAGATGCATATGAAGAAGCACTTGCAGCAAGGGCTACAGCTCAAACAAATTATAACAATAAGTTAGAAGTATACAATGATAAACTAAGTGTTTATAATCAAGAATTAGAAACCTTACAAAATCTAACATCAATTCTCACAACAGCAAGCCAAAACCTAACATACGCACAACAAAACCTAACATCTTCCTTGGAATTAAAGAATAATAGAATCAACACATATGATCAATCTATAATTGATTTGAATGCTGCTATTCAAGATGCATGGACTTATTATTTTGAACAATCTGAAAGAGAATTAAATGCTGCTATTGCACAAGCAGCAGCCAACGCTGCAGCAAATCAGCCTACACCAGAACCAAGTCCAGAGCCCACACCTGAGCCTACAGACGAGCCCACACCTGAGCCTACAGACGAGCCCACACCTGAGCCTACAGACGAGCCCACACCTGAGCCTACAGACGAGCCCACACCT